TGTACGGCGACGCGCTGTCCGCAGCCGCCACCGGGTACAAAGCCCAGGTCGACTCCATCAACCAGTCCTACACCGACCAGTATGCCGACATTCAGGCGATCACGGATGAAAAGGAGCGCCAGGACGCGCTGGACCAGCTGAACCTGGAGCATGTCGAGCAGCTGAAGGCCGCGCACGAAGCGTACAACAAGGTGCTGGGGCAGTACGCCGCCGAAGCGTTCAAAGCCCCGGAAGTCCAGCAGGCGCAGGCGGATATGGAAAAGCTGCGGCAGCTCATCTCCACTTTCCAGAGCGACGGCGTCGTGACCGGGGATGAGCTGACCCAACTGAAGACGTTCACGGATTCCCTGGACGAGGGGAAGCTCGCCAGCTACCTCGCGCTCTTGAAACAGATCGACGAGGGCGGGTTAGGCGACCTCAATCTGGGCACCGAAAGCGCGCCGATCAAGGCCAGCGACCTGCTTGGCGGGTACGATACCGTCGCGGCATTCCTTCAAGCTAACAGCGGGAAGTTTGAAGGTCTCGCCGGCATGTTCGGAGCGACGGACGCGGAAGCGAATCGCGCACTGCTGGACATCGGGATCACTCCGGAAGGCCAAGTCGTGAAAGACTGGGTGGACGCCCATGAGAACTTCACCCTCACAGGGACCGCCAGCCTTGACTTCACAGGGCTGGACCAGGCGTCGCTGGACGCGTTCTACACCGCGAACCCTGACAAGAAGCCCAGCGTCGTCATGGATGTGGGGCTCAAGACCGGATGGGCGGAGGCACTGCAGACCGCGTATCAAAACGGCACACTGCAAGTGTTTGGCGCGGACGGCGCGCAGCTGGCCGTGACCCCCGAAGTGCTGAAGCGGATCGGCCCCACGGACATCTTCCTCGACGGGATGACCGATGAAAACGGGAACGCCGTGCTGGGTGTGGTCATCACGCAGAAGCTAGGCACCAAGGAAGCCGTGGATGCGGCGGACACCCAGTTAAGGCAAGTACCGGACAACATCCTCCCGGATTGGCTGAAGAGCAGCACATCGGATAAGGTGACTTCCATTCAGAGCTTGGTACAGGGCGTGGAATATCTGACCGCAGCGGGTGAAGAATTGGGGGCCCAGCAAGGAAAGTCCGTCGTACTGGACCAATTGATGAGCCTCAACTCCGATGACCTCACGAAGATATCAGATTCCATTGCGGCCGCCATGGCAGCGCTTGCGAGTGGTACGCTGGACGCGGACACGTCGGCACAGGTGCAAGAGCAACTGAATTCCCTGCTCACCGTCGTGCGGACCGCGGACGAGTACCTGGGCGTAGGCAACGACATCTCCGCTGGTATTGCGGGCGGCATGACCACTTACGGCTGGACCGGGGATGCGGCGACTGTCGCTTCCTCCATAGAAACTGCACTGCGCGCCGCGGCACAAACTCACTCCCCTTCCACCATGACGCGCCCGATTGGCGTCGACCTGTCGGCTGGCATTGCGGCCGGCATGACGGCCTACGGGTTCGGCTCTGCAGCCGGGGTAACGGCGGCGAACGCTATCTCTGCGCTGAAAACAGCGCTCTCTTCCAGCACCACAAAGCCCATCGGCCTGTCTGCCATGACTGGTCTCGCCCTCGGCATCCTAAGCGGCCGGCAGCTCGTCGTGAACGCCATGCGGATTGTGGCGGAGGCTGCCGTCCGCGCGGCGAAGGATAAGCTGAAGATCCAGTCCCCGTCCAAGGTGTTCCGGGACGAAGTCGGCCGGATGATGGTTCGGGGCATTGGCGAGGGCACGATCCTTGAGAGCAAAGCGCAGGCGAAGATCATCCAAAACGCCGCACGATACCTGACCGGCGCGGCGCAGGCGGGCGTTGGCGGCAGTAACAGCTATGACAACCGCCGCACCTATCATCAGGACCAGAGCGTGACCGTTCAGGTGGACAAGCTCTATGTCCGGGACGAAAATGACGTGCGCAGTCTCGCCATTGAGCTGGCGCAGTTCAATAAAACTCAGTACGCGGGCATGGGGGTGAGATGATGGCCGACTGGTTCGCCTGGAACGGCGTGAAGTGTACCGACTACGGAATCCATGTGCTGACCCATCCGGCCATCTCCCGGCCCAAGGAGCGGGTGGCTACGCAGACGGTGCCGGGGCGGAGTGGTACGTTGACCATCCTGGAAGGCGATTGCGTGTACGACGAGTTCATCGCATCCTGCGAGTGCATCGCGCCCAACCCAGCGTCCATCCCCGCGTTCTCCGCGTGGCTGCACGGCCCCGGCGTCGTAATGTTCGGGAACCACCCCACTGGATATTATCACGCTCGAGTCAGCAATCAGATCGACTTCGAGACGGTGGTGCGCGGACGGCCACACCGGAAGTTCACCGTCAACTTCCGCTGCCAGCCGTTCTTCTACCTTTTAAGTTGTCCCGATATCGTACTGACCGCGCCCGATCAGATCGTGAACCGGGGCACCGTGTTTGCGGAGCCCATCATCACGGTGGAAGGCACCGGCGATATCGACCTGACCGTGGGGGATGTGATACTGGGCATCTCCGGCCTCGCGTCCTCGATCACCATTGACGTGCCGCAGCGGCTAGCGTACCACGACGGGATCAACCTGACCGGCTCGCTGACCGGGGATGACTGGCCGACGCTGTCGGTAGGCACGACCGCTATCACCTGGACGGGAAACGTCACCCACCTTACGATCACCCCCAACTGGAGGATGCTCTGATGGGCGAAGTAAGCCCCTTGACCAACAGGCCAAGAGGCTTTTGCATTGCATTTCCTTTTCTATTTGTTTTGCTCGGTGATTAGCACGATACCCTCCCCGTCTTTGGCATGAAGCTTAGATTCCATTATCTTGAGCTTCTGCAAATCCTGCGGAGAAATCATGCCCTTTGACGAATTGCCAGGCGGATCCATGTTCCAACCTCCTTGCTATAGTTGACCTTATTTAGCCCTGAAGGGGGGATATTATGCATGGGCGAAGTGTACATTTACTCCCCTGACGCTGAAGACTTCGATACCATGGGCCTCTGCGGTGCGCTATGTCCGACCTCCTGCGTGCACACGGAAGCGAAAAACGACCTCTCGGAGATCAAGCTGGAACACCCCATCGACGACATTGGGCGCTGGAAGTTCCTCCAGAACGACTACATCCTGAAGTGCGATGTACCGGTGCGCACCGTGCCGCCCATCACCCCGGAAGGAACCCTGGTCACCGCCCATGAGGTGTGGGCCATCCGCACCGGCACCACGAAGGCCCAGCGGAACCTCTACTATCGCGCCACTGGCAACAAGGTTCGGAAGAAGAACCTGCCGGTGGGGATGAACCTCCCCATCATCTTCAAGGGCGAGGACCGATACAAGGCGGTCTTCACCGGGCGCAAGAAGTACCGCTACAAGGGCCATTGGCGGTGGAAGGACTACACCTACTACGGCTGGATCGCGAAATCCGCCATCCAGTACACGCTGATCGAATACTGGCCAAACGATCCCGCTGCCATCGAGACCGTCGCGCCCGCCTGGATCGTGGCCGACCAACTCTTTCGCATCTACAAGGTGGAACTCCGGGACGACGGCGTAACCGCCTATGCCCGGCACATCTTCTACGATCTTCTGAACAACCTCACGTCGTACCCATCCGGAAATACGGACTGTGTATCAGCGATGGACGGCATCCTGGGGAACTGTCTGGCGCCCACGTCATTCTCCGGATTCACCGACATTGCCGGCGAGCGGGTCATTGACGGCTGGACGCGGGTCAATCCCATCAGCGCGCTGCTCGATCCGGAGACTGGCGCGGCAGCGCTGTGGGGTGCGGAACTCGTCCGCGACAACTACGACTTCTTCCTGCTCCGGGACGCGGGGCTGAACCGCGGCGTGCGCATCGAGTACGCCAAGAACCTGCTGGGCGTATCCTGCGAGGTGGACGCGTCGGACATCGTCACGCGGATCGTCCCGGTCGGAAAGGACAAGAGCGGAAATGACCTGCTGCTGGCGCCGGGCAGCTACAACGTGGACGGCACAGTGTACACAGTTGGCGAGGGAGAAATCTGGCTCGACAGCCCGCGCGCTTCGCTGTACCCCACGCCCCACGTACAGGCGCTCACCTGTTCCGGCGAGTGCAAGGAGACCAACACCGTCACGAAAGCCATGGTCCGTGTCCGGATGATTCGGGAAGCGCTCGCGGCACTGGCGAACGACGCGGATCTGCCCAAGGTATCGCTGAAAGTCGAGTTCCTCTCCCTGGGCGATACGGAGGAGTACGCCCAGTACCGGAGCCTGGAGGATGTGTTCCTCTATGACCGGGTCCGGGTGAAGCACCCGGGCATTCAGCTTGATGTACTCACCGAAGTCAATCGTGTCGAGTTCGACTGCCTGAACGAGCAGTTCCGGTCCATTGAACTGGGCTCCGTCCGCCAGGATATGCGAAAGACCGCCGTCGCCTCCTGGCAGCTACCCTCCGCCATTTCCGGCAAAAAGATCGCCATGAAGAGCATCTCAGCGGCGCATCTGGAACCGGAATCGGTGGA